CAAAGTCAATCCTCATGGCGCATATCATTATCAGGCATTGTTTAGAGAATAACCGAGCCAGATTTCTAATTGGCCGTAGAGCTTTGCCGGATCTCAAAGATACTCTTTATCTAAAAATACTTGAGCATTTGGAAGGTATTGACCAAAGATATTACAGAGTGTGGCATAATATCGGTAAGATTTGGTTTGTTAATGGCAGTGAGATAATTAGCAAATCTTGGGCAGATAAACGCTACAGCAAGCTTCGCTCTCTGGAATTATCAGGCGCGGCGATTGAGGAACTAACGGAGAATCATGGCGATGACGAGCAAGCATATCATGAGATCAAAATGCGTGTGGGACGTTTACCGCATATCAAGTGCCCTCTTATTATTGCTGCCACTAACCCTGATTCACCTGGGCATTGGGCTTATAGATATTTTATTGCACCTAATTCTAATCGTGAAAAACATCCTACTCGTCATGTCTTTTATAGTCGCACAGAAGATAACCCATTTCTGCCAAAGCAATACATCAACCAACTCAAAGCAGACCTTGACCCCAAAAGGGCCAGGCGCATGCTTTACGGCGAATGGATTGAAATTGCAGACGAAGTCATCTACTACCAGTACGATTCGGCATCTCAGGCTGATAAAACCATCTGGCGACCAAGGCCAGAAACCCCAATACTAATCAGCTTTGACTTTAACATCGGCGAAGGCAAGCCATTATCTGCATTAGCTATGGCATATGAAGACGGCTGCTTTCATGCTTTCGATGAGGTCATCATTGACGGTGCGAGAACTGATGAGGTCATGAAAGAGTTTTTTGACCGTGGCATCATTGTGCCGGGTAAACAGTATGAGATTTATGGTGACGCATCTGGAAAGGCTAGGCACACCTCAAGTAAGCGAAGTGACTACGAAATAATCAAAGAATCTCTTGATCGGGCTGGCATCAGTTATAAATACTGCGTTCCGTTGTCAAATCCAGCAATTAGAACCCGTCATAATACTATCAACGCATATTGCAAGAATGAGCGTGGAGAGGTTAGACTATTCGTTCATAACTGCCCGACATTAGATCAAGGCTTAAGGCTGACGGCATTTAAAAAAGGTGCTAATCTTATTGAAGATGACTCAAAAAGATATCAGCACGTTACGACAGCCTTTGGCTATTGCATAGTCAGGAAACTTGCTGACCAAGATCGTGGCGGAACACGCTCGATAATATTGTAAGGAGCTAAGATGATTGACCCGAAGCTAGTCAAAAAAGTAGTACAAGCCCAATCAGATACCATGCAAGTTAATTATAAAATGCTGGACATTCTTGAGGGCAATCTTGAGCCTTACATCGTTAAAAATCTTGAGCGTTTACTGTCACCAAGAGTGCTGCGCTACGCGATGGAGCGCATTGTGCCGATCAATATCATTCCTAGGTACGTAGATAAGCTATCCAACATTTACCAGACCGGAGTTATCAGAGAAATATCTGATGGCAATGAAGCAGATGCAGAGCTTTTATCTTGGTACGAAAAACAGACCAATGCCAACATGATAATGCATCAATCTAACAGGCTCTATAATGCTTGTAGGTCTGCGCTGATTCATCCTTACATCACAGAAGACGGGCCAAAGATTAGAGTCATTCCAAATGACCGCTTTGCTATTTTCTCTGATGACCTTGTCGATCCAACCAAGCCAACTATGGTTATCATGCTTGCTGGCCGTGATGCTGAAAAGCGTGAGATCTACTGGGTCTACACTGATACTGAGTTTGCAGTAGTTAAGAGTGATGAGACTGTTGACTATGCTGCAATGGAAGAAATGGGCCTTGCTGATGGCGTCAATCCATACGGTGTGCTGCCATTTGTTTATGTAAACCAAAGCGCACTAAAGCTGGTGCCTGTGCCTGACTTGGACTCAATCAGACTTGCTGAATATGTGCCAGCGGCTTTGACTGATTTAAACCTTGCCGCTTTGTTCTCTAGTTTCTCAATCACCTACATCAAAAATGGCGAAGTAGCAGACCCAACTTATGCGCCTAATGCTCTTTGGTTTTTAAAGTCTGATGACCCTGAGAAGGATATAGAGATTGGAACTTTAAAGCCAGAAGTTGATTATCAGGAAGTGCTTAATTTGATCCAGTCAGAGCTTTCTTTGTGGCTTGGATCTAAGGGGATTAAGACAGGATCAGTCGGACAACTTGCGCCAGAGCAATCGGTTTCAGGTATTGCCAAAATCATTGACGAGGCTGATACTTTTGATGTGCGCCAAGCTCAAACAGTTTCCTACGCAAAAGCAGAGCATGAAATGTGGGACATGATCTTACACAAGATGCATCCAATATGGGTTAGCCAAGGATTGGTAGAAAATCGCACAATCTTCTCAAGCACAGCTGAAGTTGTGGCAAGATTCTCTGTTATCCCAGTCGGCACACAGCGTATGCAGTTAATCCAAGAAGCCCGTGAAGAATATGCGGCTGGTTTTACTACTCGCAGCCGAGCTATTCAGATGCTCAATCCTCAAATGACTTATGCTCAGATTGAGGCTTTAGAGCGTGAAATTGATGAAGAACGTGGCATTGATCTTGAGGCTAGAGAAGGTGAGACTGGCCCTGTAGAAACTCAAGAGGAAGACAATGGCGACGAAATGGCAGAAGATCAAGATTGATCTATCAGGTTACGGCCTAAACTCTGACCAAAAGGATGAGGTTGCTGACCTTATCATTGAAAGAATTGTAAACCGTACCGATCAAGGCAAAGACAAAGAGGGTAGAAGGTTTCCAGGTTACTCGAAGTCATACAAAGAGAGCCTTGATTTTAAAGTGGCTGGCAAGTCAGCGGGTAAAGTTGATCTGCAGTTGTCTGGCGATATGCTCGCAGCCATAGAAGTTTTGGATAAGACAAGCCGCAGCGTGACCATTGGATTTGAGCCAGGCAGTGAAGAGAACGCCAAAGCTGATGGTAATATCCGTGGCACATATGGAAAGCCCACGCCAGACCCAAAGAAAGCTAGAGACTTCTTGGGAATTACTGAAACAGAGCTTTCTAAGATAATTAGATTTGTAAAGGCTCAAGAATGAGTGGGCAACGGCAATTTGCCAACATCATAAAAAAGCTAGAGAAATCGGTTGAGCAAGCGATTAGTAAGGCTGCTTTACGGGATGTCGGCGTCTTTGCTCGTGATTTGGTAGTCAAGCGCACGAGGCTAGGCTATGGAGTCAAAGATAACTTACAAGCAAAGACAAGGCTGGCAAGGCTAAGCCCAGGTTACGTCAAAAAGCGTAAAATGTTTGACAGTTTATCGTCTAACACCTCACCAACTAGATCAAACTTGACGCTGACAGGCCAAATGCTTGATAGCATTATCTCTGAAACCAAAGACAGGACAATCATTATCAGGCCCACTGGCAGGCGCAATGACGGCAAATCAAACGCTGATATCGCTAGATATAACGAAGAAGGTGGACGCAACAGGCCCAAAAGGATTTTCCTTAGAATATCGCAACTAGAATTTAAACAGATTGTGAGATTTTATAGAAAAACGTTTGGGGATTTGCTAAGAAAGAGAAAAGTGATATAATTTTAACACGTTTTAACCAAGGATGGTGACAAATGACCGATCAGAAAGCTCCTGTGGAGCAATCTGGGGAGCCTGTGGCGCAACCAGAGAATCAAGAAGCTAAGTCAACAATCGCTTACGAGACACACCGAAAGCTCTTGGACGAAAAAAAGAAACTGCAAGCACAACTTGAGACTTTTTTAGCCAAGGAAAAGGAGCGCGAAGAAACTGACGCAAGGAAGCGCGGTGACTATGAAGCTCTGCTTAAGGCTCGGGAAGAGGAACTAGCTAGGGAACGTGCTCAACGACAGGAGTTGGACGAGCGCATCACCCGTGGCATGAAGTTGACTTCAGTGATCGAAGCTCTGGGAGGCCAGGTTGACCAGAAATGGTTTAAACTGATTGATACCGATGAGGTAGCAGTCAATCCAGAAACTGGAGAGATCGACAAGATGACCGTTGCTCGAGTGGCTGAGTCACTCAAAAGGCAATGGCCAGAAATGGTGCAGAGAGTTACCAAGTTTCCAGCACAAGCTCCCCAAGGCTTGAATGGTGGCCCAGGTAAAATCACTGAATCAGAGTGGAAGACTCTCAAAAATTCTGCCGAAATGAACAAATGGAGGCGGGATCAGATAATCTGGGGGCAATAAATTTAACTAAAGCCAAACTTTCAAGGAGTGAAAAAATGGCAAGTACAAACTTAACAGACATTGCAGCACAGGTGCAAAAATACTGGTCTCCAGTAGCAACCAAACAACTACGCGAAAGCCTCTTGCTTGGAAGCATTGTAAACAAGGATTACTCTGGTGAAATCCGCAAGGGTGGGGACACTGTACGTGTTTACTCCGTAGCGGCTCCATCAGCTACAACTAAAACAGTTGGCACAGTAGACAGCAATACATTTGCTCCGTCTGCAATTTCTACAAGCTATGTTGACGTAAAAGCTGACAAGCATGTCACAGCTGCTTTTGAATTTGCTGACGAAGTTGAGCTGATGTCTTTGATCGATCGCCAAAATCCAGAAGTTATGGCTTCCTTGGTTTTTGCAGTTGAGAAGGCTGTCAACACAGCTCTTTACGCTGCGCTTGTTCCATCGGCTGCTGCTCCTGATCACGTTATCAATGGCGTCACCGATATGAACAGCACACAGCTTCTAGCTGTCCGTAAACTTGCTGCCCAAGCAAAATGGGATATGTCAAAAGGCTGGTTTGGTCTTCTTGATCCTTCCTACTATAGCGACGTGCTTGCTTCTCAAACTCTTGTGAGCTCTGACTTTGGCGCGTCTGATACTCCTGTCATTGGCGGGAAACTTGGCCTTCGTCGTTACGGCTGGCAAATTGCTGAGGACAACAGCTTGGCAGAAGACACCGCATTTTTCCTTTGCCCAGACGCATTGCTAATGGTTATGGCAAAAGAAATGGCAGTGAAAATCTCTGATCTCCATCCTGCTGGAAAGCATGGAATTCTGATGTCAGTTGATTTGATTTTCGGCGTTGCTCTTGGCATCGAAGGTGCTAAAAAATGTATTAAAGTTACAGCTGCTTAATGTGGCAATGGGGGCGAGGTTAAGAGCCTCGCTTCCTTTTTATCTTTTGGTGATTTATGATCGCTTTCGATTCTCTCAATCCCTACGACTCAATGGGCTTTATTGTCGGCAACGATCCGGCAGATTTGATCGCACAGTTGCGTGCAATTAGAACACCGATTAAAATACATTTCATCGTACCGCACGGGACACGTCAGGTAGCTTATTTCACCGGCGACGTGAACGCAAAAAGGATAACGAGCGATGTCATTACCTCCAACGTTAAACGACCGCGAGTTTCAAAAGTTTGAGGAACTCAACGGTGAGGTTGCCGTAAGAACCACCGTTACTGGCGAAATTAGGCCGTCAGGTCTAAAAAATGGTGGGCGCATAACCGAGATGACGATAGACGATGCGCAGTGGTGGCCACTTCCAGCAGTTCCGTTATCTGGAAGAAACGGCCTAGCAATTCAAAACCAAAGCTCTACAATTAAATTAAAAGTAAACTATGATAACTCTGCGATTGGATATGTAGGCGTTGAGGTTCCGGCTCGTGGCGAGAGGTTCTGGGATTTAACAGATGCTATCATTGTTTACGCAAAATCTCAGGCTGGTAGCATCGTCGTCGCAGTTGAGGAGATTTCATAATGCCGGTTATAGGGTCTACGACGAGTTGCGACACGCAAACGACGACGACAGTTGACGAGTCATATAAGCATATCATCCGAGAGAAAATGATTGTTGAAGATGGAGCTAAGGTTATAATATATGACGGCGCAGCACTTAAAATAACAGACGGAACATTGAACAAATCCATGACGCTCAAAGCTGGATCAGTTGGGGAGTATATATAATGGCATCAATTCTTGAACTTGAAACAGGTAGCGCTGGCACAACTCCGCCGTCTGGGTTTATTAGTATATATCCAAAAACAGACAACAAACTTTATTTAAAAAATGATGCTGGAGTTGAGTTTCAATTCTCAACAGGATCGGCTTTGTCGTCAACTGATGACCTACCAGAAGGTACGAGTAACCTCTATTTTTCAATCGAGAGAGCACAAGATGCCGCTGGATCTATGATGATTGCCGGTACGAAAATTACTTTAACATACGACGACGCGCTAGGAACAGTCACTGCTACGATTAATCCAGGAACTATTACAAACACTGATATATCGGGTACGGCCGCTATTTCTCACACAAAACTAAACCTCACAAACTCAATTAACAACGCAGAAATTAATGGCTCTGCAAATATTGCCCACAGCAAAATGGCAGCACTTACACCAAACAAAGTAATGACAACGGATGGCAGCGGTAAAGCTACAACATCGAGCGTTGGTGACACTCAACTAGGTTTCTTGTCATCAGTTACTTCTGATATTCAATCTCAAATAGATAGCAAGATTGATGACACAGCTGGGTCTGTTGACAATACCAACATAGCTTCTGGTGTTGACGCTGCTAAGATAGCAGACGGTTCAGTTTCAAATACTGAATTTCAATATTTAAATGGCGCAACTTCTAACATTCAAGCACAACTTGACGCTGCAATACTAGATCCAACCACAACAACTGGTGACTTGATTTACAATAACGGAACAAGCCTTGCTCGATTACCAATAGGAAATGAGTCAGACATTTTGCGTGTAATGTCTGGAATACCTTCTTGGGAAGAAGAAAATATTTTTGAATACTTTGGTAACGGCAGCGACGGAGATCTAAACGTCACAGGATCTTTAACTCTGTCACAAATTCCATACTACAATACTCTCACAATTGGCCCCGGCGCTCTGATAAACACTAGCGGATTCCCAATCTATTGCAGGACACTTGACTTAACAAATGCGCCGGCTGGAGCAATATTAAGAAATGGAAATACTGGCCAAACCTCATCAAGCACAGGCGGAGCAGCAGGGGGCAGCTCTTTAGCTGCTGTCATACTTGGTGGAGGCGGAGCGGGATCGACAGGAGCAGCCGGTTCTACAAGCGCCGGATTGGCATCATCAGCCCCCGGAACAGTTAATAACTCTAATGGTGGTGCTGGCGGTGGGTCTGGAGCGTCTGGAGCCGGATCAGCTGGAGCTGGTGTGGGAACGGGTGGAGGCGGCAGTGCAAATGGTCCAACGCATTTAGGTAGGTATGATCAACACCTCTTAAGAGGCGCAGCCTCAATATCTGGCGGCGCTGGCGGTCGTGGTGGAAACTCTGGAGGCGGCGACGGTGCTAACTCGTCACGTGGCGCACCCGGAGGTGGAGGAGGCGGCGGTGTTATCGCTATTTACGCAGCGGAAATTATAACCGGCCCATCAACACCGGCTGGAGTAATAACTGTACTTGGCGGCAATGCCGGAACTTGTTTAAACCAAACAGTAGGTAACGTTGGAGGCACGGGCGGTGCTGGAGGCGGCGGTGGCGGTTATGTTTATATAGCTTACGCTAAAAAAACTGGCCCGACGGTCAATAGTCTTATTTCGGCAAACGGTGGAAACGGAAGCACGGGTGGTAACGCAGCCGGTACTGGGGTTGGAGGAAACGGTGGAAATGGTGGTCAAGGCGGCAGAATACAATTGTTTAACGTGGTGACCAACTCTGGCCTTGAAATCATAGGTGTTGCAGGTGCGACTGGGGCGTCCGGGTCTGGAACAACGGGCGGGGCTGGTGGTAACGGTGGATCATGCGTAGCAAACTTGTGAGGTCGACATGATTAGAAACGTATTAAATTATCTGGGTCAAAAGATAGGCGAACTTGAACTTCCAGACGATACCTCGGAAGAAGTTTGGCAGGAAAAACTTTCTGTTTACACGAGGCCGCCAATTGTACCGACTCCAAGAGAAATGATTGCCGGAAAGCTTGAGGAGTATCAGAAAAAATCTGACGAGTTAATCAAATACCTACTAGCAGACAATACGCTTGAAGGTATAACGACGGAGCAATCAGATCAGATGTTTGACGAGTTTCTTGACGTTTTGATACGCCTTAGAAACGGCGCTTTTCCTACGGCGATTTATCGCTTGTCTCAGAAAACTCCGAGTGGTTTTGCCACTCAAGATCGCATTGACCAATGGATTAACAAAATTAGGGAATACCTATAATGGGCAAGCTTGTAAGGTTTTTAATTCCTATTTTAAAACCAGTAAGCGTACTTGCTGGTCGTATGGGCGTTGAGACTATATTGCCAAACGATTTTTATATGGCGCGTAAAAAATTTGAGCTAGTTATAGAAAGGCCAGGAATATGACAATAAGCCTCGTAACGCAGCGGGTAATATATGAGACCACCGATATCTCCGTGGCTGTAGGTGATTATCGGGTTGGCACTTACGCTTTAAATTACACCGAAGGCAATAAAATATACATAGCTGCAAATTGTCCGTTTAATAACATCTGGATGGAACTATCGACGCCAGCAACAAGCGGTTCAGGTGCTCCGATCATAGAGGTCTGGTTTAATGGCAGTTGGTATGATGTGGTCGATATCATCGATCAAACTGATGGAATGACAGAGTCAGGCCGTATTAGCTGGTCTTTGCATATTGATGGCGGATGGAACTCCGAACAAGAAAGCAAAACCGTAGGGCTTTCAAGCTTTCAAATATATAACCGCTACTGGCTACGCATTGGCTGGCCTAGTGATTTTACGGCTGGCATTGCTTATATCGGCCAAAAATTCAGTAATGACACAGCTTTATCAAGCATATATCCTGACCTTATGCAGCCCCAAATATTATCAGGATTCAAAGCCGGAAAAACACACTGGAAAGAGCAACATTTCATGGCGTCAGAAGCCATTGTGAAAGATATTAGAAAGCGCAATTTCGCTGTCGATCGTGGACAAATTATGGATTGGTCAGTCTTTGAAAATGCCGCCTGTCATAAGGTTGCTGAGATTGTTTATCAAGCTTTTGGAACTCCGTATCGTGAGCATGTAGCCGAAGCAAAAAGAAGGTTTAATGAAGAAATGGCGAGCCGTATGTATACCATTGACGTAAACAAAAACGGACATGTGGAAGTAGATGAAATCACTAGAAAATCAGGATTTATGACAAGATGACTACCAAGATTGCAGACATCTACGACAGCATTGTAACAAAGTTAGAGACTATTCTGCCAAACTTTCAGCGTGTACCCAATCCATATGCACTTGATGAGAATACAGCTATTTTGCTGCGCAAGGCTTTTGGTTTAGCCATTGGCCCAGGTACAAACACCGAGAGATATGTGGGATGCATTGCCACATGGGAGCGGGATTATACGATTGGCCTAGTCACTCAAGTGGTAAATACCGAAAATGACACACTTGGCAGGGCTATGGTTGAAAAAGATATCATTGACGCACACCGAGAGATTTTATTAGCATTTGAAACAGATTCAACACTTTCTGGGCAATGCATTAAAGCTGTTATCACGGATGATGGCGGCATTAATTATATCCAAGGGGCAGAGTCTAAGTATCTTGCCCTAGAGATAACCTTAAGGGTAGAATATCAAGAGCCAATTTAAACCATTTTAACTGTTTAAAGGAGCCAAGGATGGCATCAATTCAGACAAGAAATAGCGTTCTCGCTATTAAAAAAGAAACCACGGAAGGCACTCCAGCGAAGCCATCCGCTGCCAGTGATTATGTTGCGCTGCAAGATGACTTTGCAATGGAAGGCGGCTTTAACCTGCTAGAAAATGCAGAGCTAAAGGCTTCGATTGGTACTGCAAAAGCAATCATTGGAGCAGAGGCTCCTACAGCTTCTTTGTCGCATTACCTCCGAGCCAGTGGCGTAGAAGGTCAAGAGCCTAATTATGCTTTGCTACTTGAAGCTTCTCTCGGTGCTAAAGCTGTTGCTGCCGCTCAATATGACACCGTGGCAGGATCGACAGTCTCGGCTCTTAAAGTTGGCGCAGGCGAAGGCGCACAGTTTCAACGTGGTCAAGCTGTTTTGATCAAAGATGCAGTGAATGGGTACCGCATCAGAGCACTTGATGGCGTTGCTGGCGATGACTTAGCTCTTGGCTTTCAGACCCCTGTAGCTACTCCTGCCGGTACAAATCTAGGCAAATGCGTACTATATAAGCCTGCAAATGATAGCCACCCTACACTTACACTCTGGCATTACCTAGGCCAAGGCGGAGCATTGCAAGCCATGGCTGGAAGTCGAGTAACGAGTGCAAGCTTTGATATCTCGGCTGGCGAGCTTATCAATGCAAGCTATAGCCTTGAAGGGGTTGGCTACTTCTTTGATCCAATGGAAATCGAAGCAGGTGCAGATAAAATTGATTTTGATGTTGGATCTGGCACTGTCACAGCTACATTGCAGCAAAAGCTTTATAAGACACCACTAGAACTAGCCGAGGCTGTTGCACAAGCCATGAGTGCTGTTGCTGGTACTTCTATTGCTTGCGCTTATTCATCGGCAAATGGCAAGTTCACAGTCTCAAAAGCGGCTGGCACATTGTCCATTGATTGGCTGTCTGGCGTTGATTCTGCTGGCGCGACCCTTGGCTTTACGGCCGATGATACTGGAGCGCTAAGTTATCAGTCAGATGTGGCTGTAGACTTTAGCTCACCTCAAACTCCAGCATTTGACAATGCTGACCCATTGGCTGCCAAAGACAATGAAGTTATGCTTGGACTAGGCTCCGAGTTTGCTTGCTTCAAAGCGTCCACAGTCAACATGACAATTGACACGCCAAAAGCAGATATTGCATCCGTTTGCGCTGCGTCGGGTGTCCAAGGCTCTATTATTAATGCTAGGACAGTAACCATTTCAGTCTCGGCTCTACTAGAGCAATATGATGCCAAGCAGTTTGAAAGATTCCGTCAAAATACTGACGTAAAATTCCAATACAGCTTTGGACAAAAAAGCGGTGGAAATTGGGCACCTGGTAAGGCAGGATGTCTATATGTACCAACCGCAACGATATCAGCCTTCTCAGTTAGTGACGCCGATGGATTGGCTCAACTTGACCTAGAGTTGCAAGCATTTGTAAACTCTGATGGTGATGGGGAAGTGTACGTTGCCTTTGTCTAAGAGGTAACAATGAAGACAATTAAGATTGTGCCAACGATATGCAAGGGAGATGACGCGACTTGGGAGGGGAGCGTCACTCTTCGCTTGCCTACGTTTGATGAAAAGTTTGATTACGTCGAAAGACTGCAAGTCACCGTCAAGGATGATGGGACTGTAGAAGGTGATCAAATGCAGAAGCTTAAGTCAGTGCGCGAAATGGTAAAAATCAGCAAAGATCATTACGTTGACGTTTGCTTAAAATGCAAAGCTACTGGCGAAGATGTCAAGTCGTTCGATGATATGCAATACATTGAAGACTTACATGGCACGCTGGTTGAAATTGCTGGCTTACTTTTAAATGGATTTAAAGTGGGAAACGGCTAAAGGCCGCTCTCAGGATGCAAGCTAGGGCTGCGTTTCGCGGCTCAAGCATGACTAATGAAGCGGCTCCGTTTGTTGCTGAATTTGTACAAAGAAAAAGATTAGCCAAGTTAGGTTACACATCAAGTATTTCAGAGATGGACGCGCTGAAAGCTGAGATTTTTGGTATAATCGACGTAGAGCTAGAAAAATGCCAAGCCGAAGACATGAGGTCAAAACATGGCAGAAAATGACGTAACCATCCAGATTAATCTTGATGCCAAAGATGCCCAAGCTGCCATTGAATTATTTGGACGTGAAAGCGTCAAAGTATTAAAACAGACTGAAGATCAATCAGACAATTTCTTCAAAACATTTAAGGGCGGAGCATTAAAGCTCGGCGGTGCTTTCCTTGCTATAACTGGCGGCTTTCAAGCTATTAGGCAAGGCATAAATGAAGCCGTAGAAGATGCAAAGCTAACCAGACAAATAGAAGCAAGCTTAAGATCTGTTGGCGATGCAAGCTCTCAGGCTGTTAACAGTGTCCTAGATTTTGCTGATGCTATCAAGTCAAGCACTGGCGTAAGTGATGACCTGGTTAAGCAGACTTTTATCATTGCCCAGTCTTTTGGCGTATCAACCGAAAAAGCCAAAGAGCTAACACAAGCTGCCATTGATCTTGCCGCTGCCACGGGTCAAGATGTTGAGTCTGCGGTAAGGCTTTTAGGTGGCACGTTAGATGGAAGCATTGGAAAGCTTGGAAATTACGGCGCAGAATTTAGAAATCTTACCAAGCAACAGCTAGAAGCTGGCGCGGCCATTGATCTTGTGAATCAGAAGTTTGGTGGGTCTGCTTCAAAGGATTTAGAGTCTTTTGGCGGTAGAATTTCACAGCTTACAAATTCTTTTAGTGATTTTGTAAAAGAAATAGGAAAAACCGTTACAGAAAGCTCTTTCATTCAAAGGGCACTAAAGGCCACGGCTGACGCTGTGGATGGTTTGACCGAAGCTGTAAAAAGAGGCCGAGATGAGCAACAGTCACAGGATACAAGCATAGGCGCATCAATATTGGGTGCCAGTGCTGCATATGCTCAGGCTGCGCAAAATGTAAGGCTATTAAATGAAGAGGCCGCTGCGTTTAGAGATATCAATGTAGGAGATCAATCCAAGAAAGTATCCAATGGTTTTCGCGGGATAGTAGAACAAGCACAAGGCGCAACCAAAGCCACGTCAAACTTCTTGGAGCGTCTTAATTCATTTCCAAAAGCCAAGGCTGCCGAAAGCTTAGGAGTTACTGGCAAAGCTTTAGAAGACGCTAAAAAGAAAGCTGAAGAGGCTGCAAAAGCTTACGACACATTATTAGCCAAGCTTCGAACGTCAACAGCTGATGACGCTGCCAAAATAAAGGCTAGATATGACCAAGAAATAGTTGAGATTAGAAACGTATCAAAAGAAAAGCTTTTTTCAGCGCAACAGACCGCCACTCTGATTGCTTTGGTTGAAAAAAATAGGGTTATAGAAACAAATAAATTTCTAATCGATGAGGCTAAAAAAGCCAATGATGAGCTAAGAAAGCAGGCGGAAGAGCAAAAATCATTCTTGGAAGGTGTGTTTGCAAATCCTTTTGGTAATCTTGCCCAAAGGTTTCAGGATGAAATAACTAGAGCTATAGAGTTTGCTAGAAGCGGTAAAGATTTGGGCTCACCTTTTAAAGAAGGCGAAATTGCTGCCAGCATTACGGGTGGATTGGCTTTGGCACTTCAAGGCAAAGCGGGAGCTGTTAAAGCTGTTAGTCAAATAGGCGAAATTATAGGAAATTCATTTGGCATCCCAGGACTTGGTGCGATCACAGAGCTTTTATCTCGCGGGCCAGAAGCCACAAAGAAATTTATCACAGAATTTATCAATAGTGTCCCAGACATTATCCAAGCGGTGGCTGAGTCTATTCCAGTTGTCGTCGAGGCTTTGGTTGATACACTTATAAATAAAGGCGGCATTGTAAAGATTGCGGCGGCTCTTGTGAGAGCTATGGTTTTTAGTCCAGCTTTAGCAAGAGTTGGCGAATTGATTTTGGGTAAGCCAGCCGATGAGCTTACACAAGGAATAAATGAATCATTCAGCCAAGGCGCAGAAAATTGGACGCAAGCAACCAAAGATTTTTTTAATAATATTGGCCCGGCTGTAGGTCAATTATTATTAGGAATTGGCCCAGGATTATCGGATCTATTCAAGAATATTTGGAAAGGACTAGAAGACTCTTTTAATAGATTTGATGAAGTATTTAATCAACAATGGAACTTATTTATACAAAGCTTTGGCGGTGCTTTGTCTGGTTTCATTCAAGGCATCGGGGGTGCATTTGTTTCATTCTTTGAACAACTTGGGCCAGCATTTGAGAGTGCTATAAATAATTTTGTAAACGCTATTGGCGATGCATTGAGTGGCGTATTTGACCCGCTTCTTGGATATATTCAAAGACTGACAGAATCATTTCAGCGCATTGGAAATATATTCACAGAGTTAGCAAGAGCCTTTAAAGATGTCGGAGCATTGTTTAGCGATTTATTTGGCGGTCTTAGTAATCAGTTAGCTAGGCTGACAGACCCAATTGAAAGACTCATCAAATCACTTAGCAACCCATTTGGTGGCGGCGGTGGCGGTGATGGTCTTTTGGCTGAAGCTGCTTCGAGCATTGGTAAAGTTTTAGGTTTTAGCAAAGGCGGCATGGTCTACGCTTCCGATGGATTCTTCTCACCAAAAGGGACAGACACTGTACCAGCCATGCTGACTCCTGGAGAGCTTGTAGTGCCTAGAGATATGGTCAGTGAGCTTGGATCATTCCTGATGCGTCAAAGTTCTGACTCACCTAGCAGTGATTCGGCTATGTTGTCTGCAATTTACTCAGCCGTAAGCAGCCCGATGGTAATAAAAACAGAGGCCAAGGTGAATCAACAAGCTTTTGCTGATATAATTTTGCAGCTTAATAGACAAAACGCGAGGCTGTCAGCATGACATTAGCTCAAAAAAATGCGCGATTTTCATACAATAATTATCTGGATGCATCGACGGTCGAAACGTCTGGTAATCAATCCGGCTACCCTGCGTCCAATCTATTCCATGCCATTCGCAGTAAACTGTGGAAAGCGGCGAACCTGTATGAGATTCACGAAAAAAACTGCAAGATTTATATTAATGGCACCACGTATACGGTCGATACCGGATCATACACATTCGCACAGTTAAAAACCAAGATCGAGACAGCTTGCGCATCCCAAGGCTTAACCTTGTCACAAGGATCAGGCGACAGAATAGTCATATCTTTTGCGGCTGATAAGACATTAAATATCAGCAATCAGACCGATGCCATTTGGTTTACTCTTGGCTTTCTTGGGACAACTGATAGAACTGGCAGCATATTATCGGCTGACGAGCGAAGATACAATACAGGCGCATGGATCAAGGTCGATCTTGGGATGCCACAAGATGTGGACTTCGCGGCTTTGCTGGCCCCGGCGGGTGAAGTATTTAACTGCGATACAGCCACTATTAGGCTGCAAGGCAATAACTTAGACATCTGGCAAGATGATATACCAGTAGATCAAGAGTTTGAGGTGTCAGGTGAGGGGGCTTTCTTTTCTGGTACTGTTGAGCAACCATGTAGATTTTGGCGCATCTATATTGATGACCGTACAAATAACGCAATCCAAGCGGCTGTTGGCTTTATGGGGTCATCCGTCATCCCAGTAAACACCAACATTGCCACAGGCTTTACTCGCTCAAGAGAAGACACGAGTATAAAATTAGTATCAGAAAGCGGCTCATTTTATATAGATAGAAGGCCAAAAGTATTATCATTAAGCTCTATTTCTGTGCAATTATTAAAAGATGACGAGCTTATGGAATTAGAAGAATTATTCTATGACTTGGGAATTGAGAAGCCTTTTTTCCTAAGCATAGATCCCAAGAAGCAGGTGAGCCAAAATTTAAGACAAATGACTCACTATGTCGCAGTGACTTCACCGTTGCAACTTCAGCACGTGCTTAGAGGCTATTACAATCTCTCTGTCGAGCTTCGGGAGGTAGTGTGAATATATTGCTCTATCCTGAATATTCATATTTTCACGTGGTCAGTGGTCAATTTACTGAGCTTGGACGTTTTAACATCCCAGAAGATGGCGATCTTAGCCTCGCAAATGTGCGCATATACCATAAAAATGCTGATCCATTTAGTTACCAAGTGCGACTACTGGTCACGCAAAAATCAAAAGGCGCAACACTTGTAGCAAGCAACTGGGAAACATTCAGCAATGATACAACAGAGCAAACATCCGAGCACTGGATGGGTTATTTGACTTTTACATTTCCAGATTATGCTTTTAAAGGGAATGATCCTGTACATTTGAGAATGGAAATTTCAGGATACACTAGGGTCGGCATCATGAAATGGCTTGGTGTAGTAGCTGATTGGGGTTTTGGAGCTGATTTTTATACATCTGTTGGCACGGCCCCGTCTGGCGGTGCCATGATTGCCCTTGGGGTTAAGCGATGACCTTTGCAGAGTCAGCACTAGAGCCAGCCTCGGAGCGGTTTTTTCTGGTCAAGATGACAGCCAGAAGATACTTAGCGTCAGGTCAACTATCTACGCCTGGCAAGTATGTTTTTACCATTCCCGCTGGCTTATTTATTGATTCAGTAATTATCAACGGCGCAACCGTTTTGACGTGGGTATATTTTGGCACTCAAATAGAAATCACCAGTGCGCTTGATTTAACTAATCCTTCAAATGTTGTTACACTTGATCATAATATATTCTTGACCGGAACAAAGACAAGGGAGACATCAGGCATTGCTGGTTTACCTGACGCGACCTGGGAGCCATTAATTGAAAGTTACCCATCTTTTAGTCAGAGCATGCGTAATATCGCTGATGGTGTTTTTTCTCTTAGCAATACTGATATCTCCTTTATTTGTACTGATAGATGGGGTCAATCGCTTATTGGAAAGCCTGATATTCTTGGCCAGTACGAAAGCTTAAGCAATGCCCCTGTGTCTGTCTGGGTATGCATTGATTCTGTTGCCAATAATCGTAAGATATTTGACGGTGAAGTGGGCAGCGTCTCATATAGATACGGCATCTTAAACGTGAGTGTTTTGGACACCTTCCAAAAGCTAAAGAATACAGCAAGCTTTGGCACCCGCGCCCAAAGTCATGTCTATACTGGAAACGGCAGTATGTTTCCAAAGCCAGCCGATGAAAATGCTGTTATCCCTATAATTTTAGGCAAATCTAGCCCCATTAAAGTGGGGATTGGTTATCGTCATATCGATCCATTTGGTAGCCCACCTTGTCCTTTATATAACATTGCAGACGGTCAAAACGCTATTTTAGTGGGGCCAAGTGGTGCCAATCAAGGTTCAACGACAACATGGATCGCCGGAAGATATACAGGCATAGACATCAAGCGTCTGACATTTGGGAGTCAGGCAAGTGCTGCTTTAGTTTTTCCTTTAACAAAAGGTCAAAATGGAAACTTAAAAGTACCTGTGCCACTAAGTTTAAATTTTGAGGTACAGCCAAGGACATATTATCCAACTAATTATATTGTCTTTTATCGTCTATCAAATATAGCCACATTCAACGGTGAAATTGGAGACTTGCTACCAGCTTCAGCAATGCCAGCAAGTTTGCAAAGCTTGGGTGCTCGTGGCGGCGTTGTGTGTGGATTTGGTGCAAATTTATACGGTGCTTATAACCTAGCAGTCTATGTATTTTTCGATGACTTTAGCAGGATTGAGACGAGCATTGCGGCTGCATATAATCAAGCCTGTACGCTGCCAACAGACGGCACGTATCCAAGCTTTAGCTGTTGGGTCGAGTCAGGAGATACAGCTAGCTATGACTGGGAGGCTGAAGAGGTTTTTGGTGTTCCAATAATCGACAATAAATCAGGATTTGCGACTAGCTATCTGATGCCGACCAATATTTATGCAGCTGGAGGCTATACGATTGGCGGTCAAACTGTTGCAACTTTATACTTTCAGCTTGGCCCTAACTCAAAAATCAATCTATCAGATGCTAGGGTTAAATTTAGATTTAGCCCAGGCGCATCGATGAGCCATGCGGAAGCTTTAAAATTCATAGTTAAATCATCAGGAATGTCTACAAATGACGCAACATTCACACAAGCTCAATCTGATTTGTCTGCTAATGTATCTGTGACATTTCCACAAGATCAAGCTAGTAGCTTCTCAAGCTATCTGGACGCTGCCCAATCTATCACTAGCAGCACATTGGGGCTTTTAAGGGTCAACCAATCCCGCCAAGTAGAGTATGAGCTAATAAAAAATCCACAAGCCCTAACAACTGATGGGATTAGGGACAAGGTAAACATGCTGGCAGGCGAGACATCGGCCACGGTTGAATATCAGGACATAGTAACATCTGTCGAATTTGAGAACCCACAGCTTGTCAATCTTGCGGCTTTGTCTGGTACTGGCCCTAAGGCTGTTGTGGATTTGCCAATTAATAAACAACTTCACAGGGTTGAGAAATCTAAGACAGTGCAGCACGTCCTAGAAAGCATCCAAAATAGGAAGGCGGCTATTGCTGGATATTTAGGAAATCCAACGGTAGAATATACCCTATCAACTGCAAGCGAAGATTTGGCATCATCTATTGGCGATGTTATCGAGATACAAAATACGGCGGTCGCTGATACGTCCGAGACTGCCAAGGGCATCATAACGAGCTTAGAGCAATCAGGATCTACGACAAACTTAAAGGTAAATGAAGTCAGAGGAGTCCCATAAATGCCTACCGTAAAAAAACTTAGATTTGCTAACGGCGTCAATATTGAGGCTCCCGAGGATTTATCCCTTGAGACAGCTACCAATACTTTGCCAGTATTTGTTGATGACGCTGGCTATGCGGCTGAATATGACGTTATTGAAGGCTCTATCTATTTAAGCAGCACACTAAAGGCACCAAGGCTTTATCTTGGCGCGTCATGGCGCACAGGCATTATGCAGCAAGATGCCGCTGATGCGACTAAAACAGTTAGCTTTGATTTAACAGGATGCTCCGCTGGAGCCGATAACGTGCTTGATTTTAATAGCACTGTAGACCGCACCTACACATTCCCAGACGTGTCTGCAACTGTTGTACTGACTCTCGGTGCTCAAGAGATTCAAGATAAGACGGTTAAAAACGGCTTTCTTGACGGTACAAAGATTAGAAATAACGCACTTGATGTCGAAGCCGATGGTGCTTTGACTGTTGGCGCAAGCATGGGTGCAAACACCATGACCTTGGGCGGTGCTACGTCTACCGTAAGCATCCCAGGTAATCTAACGGTATCTGGCACTACCACTACGGTGGATACTGTAAACCTTGACGTGAAAGATAAAAATATCCTTGTTAACAAGGGTGGAAACGATGCCGTATCTGAAGGCTCTGGCCTTACCATTGACCGTACTGGCACTAAGGGAAGCTTGATTTATAAGGCGTCAGCCAATAGCAAGTTTGCATCCGGCGATCTTGGATCTGAGAAAAACATTGCCGCAATTGATGACATCACAGCTTCAAATCTGACAGGAATTGTACCAGCTTCAAAAGGCGGCACAGGCGTAAATAATAACGACGCAGCCACTTTAACTCGCACTGGTAACTTTGATTTAAACATCACCACAACTGCAGCATCAGCGGTGACAATGCCGACAACTGGCACGCTGGCAACATTAAACGGATCAGAGACTTTACTAAATAAAGCAATATCTAGCACAGCAGCCGTCACTGGTGCTCTGCAACTTCCAGCCGGTGACAACCTTGAAAGGCCGTCTGGCGTTGATGGAATGATACGCTATAACAATGAGAGCGGGACATTTGAAGGCTACAAAGGCGCGGCATGGTCTGGAATTGGTGGCGGCGGCGGTGGCACTGTATTTACAATAGTGGCAGCCAATAGCTTTGTCATTGGTGATGTTGTTTATTATGACGGCACATCGTATGTAAAAGCCATAGCGAGCGCAGCCAATACGGCTGAAGTAATTGGCATGATCTCGGCTGCTTCTCCTACCCAGTTTGATATTACAATGGTAGGCGAAGTTACCAAAACAGCTTGGGGACTTACACCTGGAGAAGCTTATTTCCTATCTGCCACAACGGCTGGCTTAATAGTAACAACTGAACCAACAACGATAGGCCAAGTCAGTGTGCCTATTGGCGTAGCATCTAGCGCGACAACGATGTATGTAGCACCTAAGCGTGGCGCAGTAGTCGGCGGCACCAATGCTAGAGCACAGGTATCACTTACATCTGGAGCCACAACTAACGTTCAAAACGTTGGCACAATGGACGCAGGTGAGTTGACTGGTTGGGTGTTTATATCAAGTGCTGCACCTGTCAGATTCTATGTATCTGCTAAGTTCGCCAAGTCTGGCGCAGGTGGTGATTACAACCTAAGCTATCAGACGACAGGTGACACACCTCCGGCTGGTTTCTTGGTTGATATCACAACTACAGGCATGATTCGTGTGACATTGCCAGCATCTTCAGGTAGCACAAGCGTCATAAACTACGCTCTTAATGCACCTGCGATTGGCGCAAGTTTCCCGCTAACTGTAAATGCTGACACTATTTTGAGTGGTACTGTTGACGATGAAAGACTTCCAGACCCGACAACATACACAGACGCAAAAGCTACCAAGATGGGGTTAAAACAATACCTACACGGGGGAAATTATAGCGGAGGTTTGGCCCTAACTGTATCCAGTACGGCGGCTGGTTTTAGCGTAATAAGGGGTGTATTTATTCCATATCAAATGCAAGATGGAACATGGAGATGTAAAATAAACGCATCTTTTACTTTTAATTCAGTTAGCAACATTACAATAACTATTTCAAATTTATTTTTAAAAAATATTGCAAATTTTAACCAAGCATTAACAGCAGTTAATAGATCGGCTCCTCTTGGTGCTTTTGCAGTTGGTATTTCGCCGGGGGCAAATCAAATTTATATAAACTCAAATGGCAATGTTGCTGTCACAAATTTTGAATTGTTTGGAGATATTGAACTAGATTCCAAACCAACTTGGGCATATTAATTAGGGAGATTTAAAATGTCATCATCAGCATTTACCCCAACAACTACACAAGTGACTACTGAGGTTCCAGTAAATGTGCCTGTGGTTACGGCCACCGAAATTTATACCGTTACAGTTAGCCAAGGAACTCTAAGTTCTCAAAGAGTTTTTCGATCAAGGTCTGGAGATAGATTAATCATACAGGGAAATCTAGTATTTAGTGCGGGTAACGCATCTACTTCACCAGTCGAAATAAGTTTACCATCTGGACTTACGGCAGATTTTTCAAAAATTAACAGTGGAACAGGTGCATTGGGTGGGAATATAGGAT